GAACTGTATCCGAATCTGGACGTGACGCTTCGAAACTGCGACGCCCTTTTGATCCTCCACTACGCGATGGGCGGTGGCCGGTGATACACAAAGCCAATCGTCCGCCCTCGCCCGAGGAGCTGAAGCAATTGCTCATCATGGCGTTCGGAATGGGGATGGTCGTCGCCAGCGCCTACTTCCTTCTCTTCGTCGTCAAATGAGCGAGAATATCAAACCCATGTCCGAAGAAACGGACGTGGAGACATTGCGAGCCGCCATCGCGGAATACCAATGGTTGGCCAATGTACTTTTCAAATCTCTCGGGTGCGGATGCAACGGAACTCAAGACCTTTGCTGGAACTGCACCCAAGCCGAGCGACACTACAAACACACAATCGAGACATACAAATGATCAGCGCAAACAAAATGCCCATTATGCGGATAGCAGAAGCAGATGAATCACCCGAAAAGATTCACTTCGCTTACATCGACCAGAAGTACAAGGAGTGGCTGATCCGACGCGGATTCGTCAACGAACTTGGTCAGGAACCCGGGATGAGAAAAGCAGGCGGATGGCGCGGAAAGACGGTTAAAAAAGGTTAATTTATGGAAACTCAAATCACTAGAGAACAGTTATTGAAGGAAGCGCCAGCACTCATCGACCATGCGATTCTTCGAGGTTGGATGACTAAGCCCAAGCCAAAGGCGCAAATTGTTGACGGCGTTTGGCATGCGGCTGGTACAGGACATCTCGATAACGCCTCAGAAGATGAAATTCAAAAACTCAGGAAACAGTACGGTGCAGGTTGAAGTCATTTCCGACGACGTAGAGATACGAATCGGGGAAATGAAATGGGTGGGGATAGCCTACACCCGTGACGGAAAACCCAAGGTGTACGTTCGAACGAAAGCCGAATTCAAGGCCAAGTTCACCCCGGTCATTGAACAAGCACCCTAAACTCTACATCGCAGCACAAGAGCAGCTCTTTGCGAAGTTTCAGTCTCGCTCCATACCAATCCAACACTGGAGCAAGTACCTGATGACTCCCAAAGAGCTGTCTCTCCTTTTCGCAAAATTCGAAGAATCAAAGTCAGTTCTCCAGCAAATCGCCTCGAATGATCTGGGCGAAAGCGGGGACATAGCGCGTAAACAACTTGGAATCCAATGAATCAATCAAATATCGACCGCGCCAGAGCATGGCTTCGTAACACCCCCGGAGCCGTCACAGGTCAAAATGGGCATGGAAGCACCTTCGCCGTCGCAACCGCGCTCATACACGGTTTTGAGCTTAATGCGGGGGATGCTGATACGCTCCTCAATGAGTACAACGCGAAATGCCTCCCGCCGTGGAAACCACATGAATTGGCCCACAAGCTCGATCAAGCGTCCAAGGTTTCGCACGACAAGCCGCGTGGCTGGCTCTTATCCGCTCAATCGGGCATTGGTCAGGGCGGCAATCCCATCTCGCCCACCGGCAAGTTCGTCGTTCGCACGATCCAAACGATGCCGGAACCTCCGTCGCCGTTTACGACAATCGACTTCCTAAAAGCCTGCTTCGAGTCGGACGAAGTTGTCTGCATCTGCAACGACATCATTTTCGACGAAGAGGGTCGAGGTAGGCCAGCCTCCAAGGGTACGTTCCTTAAGCGCGACGAATGGATTAAGAACCACTTTACGCCGCCCATCAGCGCCATGTGGAATGGCAGCGATAGCAAGGGTGCATACGTCCGCATCAATCCATGCTTCGACGAGAGCGGATCAGATTCCGGCGTGGCGAACTTCCGCCATGTCTTGGTCGAGATGGACGAGAAGACGAAGGACGAGCAATGGACAGCGTTGAAGGAGTCGAAGCTTCCGCTATCTGTCGTCATAGATTCCGGTGGCAAGAGTCTGCATGGCTGGGTGCGCGTTGAAGCGGCCAATAGAGAGGAGTGGAACGAGCGCCGCGATGTCGTCTATCGCTACCTCGAAAGCATCGGCATCGATCCAAAGAACAAGAACGCGAGCCGCTTCAGCCGGTTAGCCGGTGTAATGCGCGATGGCAAGGAGCAGAAGCTCTTAGCCGTCAATGTGGGCGCAGTGAACTGGGAAGCGTTCAAGGACGACATGGACGCGCAGGACATGCCAATGGAGTTCTCGATAGATGCCATCATCGAGTACGACCCGCAGAACGATCCTGACAATCTGATCGGCGATAGGTGGGTTCGGCGCGGATCGTCGCTTCTCTTTGTCGGTCAAAGCGGATGCGGCAAAAGCTCGATGGCCGCGTATCAAGGTCTGAAATGGGCGTCCGGCGAAGCTTGGTTTGGTGTAAAGCCCGTCCGTGCGCTAAAAGTAGCTTACATTCAGGCGGAAAACGACATTGCCGATCAGCATGATGCGCTCAAAGGCGCTGCTCAGATGACCTTTGGTAAGGAGAATTGGGAGCGAGGTCTTCGGAGCGCGAACATGTTATTCTTCCGCGAGACGGTTAGGACTGGCTCCGACTTCGCGACGATGCTCCGCCGCCTTGTTCGCAAGACTAAGGTTGATGTGGTTTATATCGATCCGCTGCTCTCCTACATGGGCGGCAATCCATCGGATATCGAGGTCTGCGCGAACTTTACGCGACACTTGCTCCAGCCGATTATGATGGAGACGGGCGTAGTTCTGATTCTCGTCCATCACTTCCCGAAGCCCAAAGGTCGAGACGACAAACCGGAGAGCGTGGCAGAGATGGCCTACTCAGGATTCGGATCGTCGGATCTAACGAACTGGGCCAGAGAGGTGATTGTGATGAAGGAAGTTGGTTTCAATCAACCTCGACAATTTATGCTCGGAATGGCGAAGCGAGCGGATCGTTCCGGCATGACGGACAAGGAAGGAAAAGTCACCGGATCGATTATGATCCAGCGTGGTACGGGCGGCGACATTTCATGGAACTACGCAGACCCACAGAAGTTCGTCGTCGATAAGGAGTCGGCCAAGAAGCCGTACGTCAAAGGACGCTATCCTAAGCGTTAGCCTTTTCGCGCAACGCTCGACGACGACCTTTGGCAGCAAGAGACAAAAAGCCTTTCTTGCCGTATTTTTTCATGCCAATGGATGCCGCAAGAGCCTTCGGGTCTTTGACGCCCTTGCTCTCAAGACTGCTAACGAGTTTCTCGTAACGTCCGCCACCGCCAAGTTTCATCTTGTCCATAAATTCAAATAGGGTTTGAGGTTAAAACCGACAGAACAATCGCCAGAATCCAAGCGGCGCAGCTCCAATACTTAGGCGTCGTCTTGTCCTTAGCCTCCGCACAGTTCATCCGAGCGCGGAAATTCTTTCGACGCTTAGGATTTGACTTCTTGATCGTCATATTAGGATCGCCGAAACGAACCTTGATGACATTGTCGTTGTCGTTCTTAACGTACACCGCGCTCTTCTTACGCTCACCCGGCGTGTAGAAGGGATTTTCCAGCGTCACCTTCTTGCCCTGATAGGTGTTACCTTTCTTAGAGAGGGAGGTTTTCATTAGAATCGACGAACCGAAGCAGGGGGAATCTGAGGACGTTCAGCCTCCTCGCGCTCATCGTTTCTCATTTTCAAACGATCAGCCTCAAGTGTAAGAATCTTGGGCCAGCGACGGTTGAACGCATCCATTTGAACCTTTGCAACCTGATCGATTGGTTTTGTAACCGTTGCGAGGTAATCTGGATTTCTGAGAACCCTGCCGATTGCGGCAGCTCCAGTTACGGCGGCAAGATTGGACAGCGCCATTCTTCCGTACATGTTGGCACCGAGCGTTGATGCAACCGCAGATGTAAGGGCGGGGATGAGTTTGCTCTTAACGAGACTATCCTTCTCGATAACAACAGAAAGCTGATCGGCAATCTTGTTCATCTGATCGACTCCAGACTTTCCGAACGCCTCAACAATGAGCGGATTGTACTGACCAGAAATTAGCTCGCGCATTTTGTTGATGTTGACCTGCTTTTTACCCGCATCCAGAGACTCCCTGAAAAGATTGCCAACGACCAAATTCTGAACGTCTCCAACAAGATCTGGCCTTTCGTTCCTCATGACATTCATAAACTCCTGAACAACATACCGCTGTTGTTTGCCGTAATCAGTTGTCAAAAACCTGACCACATCTTCCGGCTGAACTTGATTGGCAGAAAGTCTTCCAGTCTTGGTGGCGTCCAAAACCATTTTCTGGAAGTCAGTCGCCTCTTTAGACGCTTGCTGAACGTAAAGCTGAAGATCCTTGGCCAATCTGCTTGAGTCTGGATTCGACAGGATCAACTTGATCTGCTCGTCATCCAGTTTGATTGGAAGTTTTCCGTTTACTGCACTCTTAAGATCGGCCAAAGCGGATGTTATTTGCTTTGTCTTTGCATCCATCTCTTTGAACTCTTCACCAAGATCAGGACGACGCTGCTCAAGCCGTTCAATCTCTTCATTGACGGATTTGAGCTTCTTTTCATTCTCTTTCAGCAATCCACGCGCAGCAGTGTCATCGCTTGCAATTCTTGCCTCAAGATCCTTAGATTTGGTAACTAGGTCATTTTTCTGAGTTGTTAGAGTAGATTTTTTATCAACCAAATCTTTGTAACGTGTTGCAACGTCTTGGATTTCAGAAAGTTGAGGAAAAAACTCGTTAGCCACCTCTTGGGTTAAGCCAGTTCCTTTTCCTCGTTTTGCTTGAGTCAAAAGATTCAAAAACTCAACTGGAGTTTGACCTTCTGTTCTCAACTTGTTGTAAACAAAATCGTAGAGCATTGGCTTAAAAGTAGGCTCCCAGTCAGATCCAGCCAACTTCTTCATCACCTCCAATGCTTCACCACCACTCGATCCAAGCAAGCTCATCACAGATGATGGCTTTCCGCCACCTTCACCAGTCTCACGCAAAAGACTCCCGACAAGAGTTCCTTTAAATCTTGTTATGCCTTCACGATACGATGCATTCTGAGCTTTTAACGCAGCTTTTAAATCTAAATTAGTATTAAGACCTTCCTCAATTCTTTTTTCAATACGTTCAAGCTCTTCAAACTTGTCGTAAGTTGCCATTTGGACAGGTTTGTTGAAATCTATTTGATCGAGAATTTCAGTCCTTTTTTCTTTCAGATCTTTCAGAGTGAAAAAATCTACAATCGGATTTCCATCTTTGTCAAAAACTTCATTTCCATTTCTATCTAACCTTGAAACAGGAACTGAAATAGCTTCAAGTTTAGGATCTAAAGCTCTATATCCTTTATTCTGCTCTGCCTTAAAAGCTGTTTTAAGTTTGTTCGCTTCTTCGCCAAATTTCTTTCCAGTTTCAAACTGACCAACAGGCTTTCCATAATCGAACTTAGGGTCAAATCCGCTTTCGATTTCTTGAATCTGTCGTTGTTTGTCGGCTATCTCGTTGTCGATTTGGGTTCTTGTAATATTGTCTGAGTCTTTTAGATCTTTCTTTTGAGTTTCAAGATTTCTGATGTCGTCAAATAATCCTTTTGATTCTAGCTGAAGCTCTCCTTCAGCCCTTCTTGCGGCACCGAGCAGCTCGGAATTTTTGTCTGCAAACGCAAAGTCCACCTTCTTCTTAGCTTCTCCGATCATCTGCTCAGCATTCAGAACGATTCCGCTGATCAGATTCGGATCGATGTCTTTACGTTCGGTAACCCGCTTGAGTTCTGAGACTATTTGATTGGTAAGATCATCTCCGCTCAATCCGGCAGCAGATCCTTTCCTGATTGAATCCTGAAGAAACGTCTGAATGTTTTCTCCCCAAGCGCGCACGTCTTCGGGTCGAGTTCCAGAAAGCTGTGGTGAGTAAAGAGTGTCGGCCAGCTGAGCGGCCATTGCCGGATCAATTCCACCTCCAGCACCAAGTTCGCGACGAATTGAATCTGCGCGTTCAGTTAAGAACTGCTGCGTGTAAGGACGTTGAAGTTCTCCAGCGAGCTTTGTTAGACTTGGCCCACTTCTGGAAAGCGCGCCAATACCCCCCAAAACTCTCGAAAACGCGGGAAGAAAAAGGCCTCCTAATGCTGCTTGTTTGATCGTTTCTTCGGTTTTTCCAGATTCATCCCCTAGTGTTGAAGCAAAACCTTGAGCCGCCCCGGTCATGCCACCAGCGGCACCTTCTTTGAGGATTTGCTTTAGTCTTGAAGACTGTTGAGCAACCCCAGTTTCGGCGGTGGTTAAAAACTGCAAAGGACTTCGAAATCCACCAGCCCCACGCTTTGAAAGACTAAGGAGTGGGATTCCTTGGGAGGCAGCCTCTTGAACATCATACGGCTCTGGAGCTATCGTCTGCCGAAGAAGCTCGCTTCCAACTCCAGCAATCATTTCTCCACCAACCGTCTGCATTCCCGGCACTTGAGAAAGCCCAATCCCAGCGGCTAAACCAGCAGCCATTCCAATTCCACGTCGAGCTTGGTTGAATCGATACTCATTAAGAAGCTTCTGTTCCTGAGGGGAGAATTCGATTGGAACCTCAGGACTGCCTCCGCTTGCCTCAAACGCCTGAAACTTCTTAGCACTCTCACGGCCAAGCCTTAGATCAGCTTGCTCAACAAGAAGACTCTTCGGCCTAAAAGTGTCACGTCCAACAAGCGGAGCTTGGGCAGCAGCTTGATTGACAGCCTCCATAGAACCCATTGGAGCTTCGTCTGGAACAAATGAAATCTCTGGAGTCGCATTTACTCCCTGCTGCTCGTCTGGAACAAACGTGATTTCAGGTTGAGCAGAAACCTGACCCATCGATTGTTCCGACAATCCTACATCAACAGGCTGAATGGGTTGGCCAACTTGCGCCTGATCGGGCTGACCTTCGTTTTGCAAAACGTACTCATCCATAAATTATTTAATGGTTCCCTGCACTCCGTTGATAATCACCCTTGAACCGGGTTGAACTCCGGCGGCTTTGGCTTCCTCAATCGTTCTAAAAGAAGGTGTAGAAACAGCAGCATTCGTAGAGCGCATCGCCTGAGGCGCAGGAGCCGTAATCATTGTGCCTCTGGAAGGCGTTTGAGACGTTCCGGCAGGAGTAGGTTTTCCATATTTTTGATAAATTTCATTAACCCTTCCCATGTTGTTTTGAACTCGACCATCAAGTTCGCCTTTTTTAATTTTAATTTTTTCAACGAAACTGTCTACATCTGCCCCAAACAGTTTCCCACCTTCGATTGCTCGTTTAATTCCAAAAATATCCAACTCGCTTAACAATCGTTTTGACTCCTCAAGTCCAACAGCATCTTTTCCTTCTGCGCTATTTAAAACTTTAGCAATAGATCTTGCAGAATTTAAAGCAACATATTCGCTAACAGTAGGATCTTCAAGTATTCCAATCTCATATCCAATTGCGTCAGAGATGCTTTGTTTGTTTGCGATGTCATCTGCAAACTTTTTAACAAGCCTGTCGTCAACTGCATTCAGCTTTACATCTCCAACCTTTGCTGGTTGAAGAACTTTTTGCCTGTAAATATCATTTCTGTCACGTATTTGATCCAACCTAACCCTCTCATTCGCAAGTTTTTGAAGCTGAACTCCTTTTGAAAAATCAAATTTTTCCCGATTAAGAGATGAAGACTCCTCTGCAAGAGCTTTTTTGTAGTTTAATGTTGCTTCTGCAATTGCATTTTTATCGCCACCTTCTTTTACAAGTCTATCAAGGTTGTTTTTGGCAAGTTCAAGATTACCCCTGATTGAGGTCGTCTTCGCTTCGGTTTGAGCAAGTGCAGCTTCCCGTTCTTTGGCTGCAATCTTGTTTACAAGATCGTAGTCGATGTCTTGCTGGCCGGTTTGTGGGTTGAGCTTAAAAGCTCCGTATTTTGCCGCGATATTGTATTGAGCTGCGCTCAAGGCGTCAGCCTTTGTTTCTGCCCTTCTCTTGGCCGCTATGAGTTCAGCGCGAGCGGAATACTTCTCAAGATTGTTCAGCATCTTGTCCGCCTCAAGCCGGTACTGTTTCGACTTAAATGCTGGGATGACCGGAAACTTCGCCTTTTCCGCAGGGTTGTCGAGAAAGTCGCCGACCTGCTTGCTTAGGTCAGAAAACGTCTTGTACTCATCAACCTGCGCCTGACGCTCGCCAATGGCACTGGCAAGTTCAGCATCTCGAATCTTATTCTGAAGCTCCATGCCCTGACGTTGCAGCACAGACTCCGCCGTCTGTTGCTGAAACTGCTCCATCATCCGCTGCTGCGTCTGTGCGCGGTCGTAGAGGCTTGCGCCTAGCTGAAATGCTTGAAGAGATTGGTCAGCCATAAATCAAGGTCTGTAGTTTGAGGAGCCGTACTCCGGGAATAGACTCGTAGAAAGCGGTGTGATATCCGACCTCGTCGGAGTCGGTGCGTAGAGATTCGGATAAATCTCAGAATCGTTCTGAGGATTGTACGATGGTGGTCGATACGCTCCCGGTTGCTGCTGCATCAATCCTTGATACATCCCATATTGAGACAGAGCGCCTCCAGCAATCCCTCCAAAATTAGTGAACGCGGTTTGAGCCGATTGCTGCATTGGAGACGGAGCGGCAGCAACCTGAGCGGCGGTCAAATCACGTCCGTACATGGCCGACTGTTGTTGCTGAATGGCTCCAATGCGCTGAGCAGGCGTAATGAACATACTGCTGATTGAGAACGGCTGCGCCATGCCCATCGTACGCTGTTGCTGGATAAAGCTCTGCGCTTGAGCAAGACCTTGATTCTGAATCTGCATCGCTGTCAGACCAAAGTCGCGAGCGAGCAAATTTGTTCGAATGCCTGACGCATCTTTAAACCCTCCACCAACCGCCCGACCAGCGACAGCTCGTTGAAGCTGCGATTGAACATCTTGATCAACCTCGCCACGCAATCTTGAGCCAATAGTTTTTCCAGCCTGAGCAATAAGCTGATCGTAACCGGGAATCGCACGACGAAGCTGCGCCTCAAGCTGTGACTGCTCGGCAGCGGTCGTCTTGGTGGCCAAATCAGTTGCAGACTCAAGCGATGCGATATTCTGCTGAATCGCCTGCCGCTGCTCTCCCGCAAAATCAATCGGCTTTAGCTCAGGCACCTTGGGCTTCTTGCCACCAAAAAGTCCGCCGAGCAGGCTTCCCGCTGCCGAGATTCCTGCTCCACCTAAAATTGCCGCTCCAAGTCCTATTGCCATAAATTATTCTTTTTGGTTCAGAACCATTGCGAGAATCCACCGCCGTTTAAGCCGACGCCGACCATTCGGATCGTTGCGACTGCGTCCCCAAGATATTGCATGGTTTGCTCCTGAACAGCTTGAACTGCTTTGGCTTCGTAGGCCACTGCTTCCTGAATCAAATCATTCTCCTCTTTGCGAATCGCCATGACCATCAGCTTGATGGCATCAGGACTCGGCGGAATGAGGTAGTCATTGACGCTCGTCGCGTTGATATGGCGCATCTTCGCCATGACCGTCACCGGCTTATCCTCGTCGTTGTTACAACGATCCGTCAGGTAACTGCGACGGTACTGCGGCAAAGTTTCATCAGGGTCGTAAACTGCCAGATCAAGCTCCAGCAATGTCGTTGCATTGTACTCGTACAACCGGCTCGACGTGTTGGTTGCCTGACGAATGACTCCGGTTAACGATATGAACTTCTTGGTCGATTGAACGTACGGCAACGCGAGCGTCAGCTTCTCGCCATCGATCCATACGCCGCCAGACAATGTGCGAATCCATTGCCCGTTCTGATCAACACCTTGCAGCGTGATGGTCTTGCCAACGTCAGAAGCGTCGCCGGGATAGACTCGAATGAAGCTATTCGTCTCGCCGGACATGTCGCGGTAAGAAACCACGGTGCCACGATCCACAAGCTGCTTGCCGACGCATGCGCCATTGCTCTCTCCGAGCAGTCCGTATCCGCTTTCCTGAAACTCGAACCATTGATTTCGAACCGTTCCGACGCCGCAGCAATCAGCGACGGACTCGATGGTTTCAATATGACGCGGCCAAGTGATGCACCCGCCGACCGTGTGGATAGTGAAGCGTCCGTACGCGCCTGCCCACAACCCCTTGTGCAGAAGCCGTCGGCACGCCTGATTGATGTAGTCGTAAACGCGAGCGTCATCGACGCAGACGCCGACTACACGGGCGATTGTCGAGCGAATGTCCTGAACGATTAGCTTCATTTGGTGTAATAGATTCGGCTCGTTCGCTGGATGAAGTAAACACCGTAGAACGGAGGAAGGTTGTTGTGGGCGACCCCACCTCCAGTGGATGAAGTGGCAACATTTGCCGTAGTGCCATACTGAACACCATTGGCTCCGCCATTGTTCGCATCCGCAGTCACAAGCGGGAAGAAATTGTGAGTGTGAGCAGGTATCTCAGGAACCGTCAGCGTGTGCTGATCCTCGCCGACAATTGATGTGGCAGTTGCGGTTCCATTGACAGCAACCGCACCGCTCGCCGCAAAAGTACCAACACCGACCGGGAATCGAGCGTCAAACAGCGTATCAACCTTCCACATCGGTCCAAACGTGTCTCCTGCCACAGCCGTTCCATCGCCGCCGTCGTACGAAAGAAGATCCGTGGTCGTTCCGACAAAGATGCGGCGATCATATCCATTCGCTGCGACAGGATTTTCATAGAGCCAGACCCCCTGATCGAAAATCCACCACCGTCCAGTTTCATCAAGCCACGGATAAATCCGATTGTTGATCGATGGAAACGTCGGTCCAAAATTGAAGAACGAGTTCCCAACCGTGCTGTTGAAAACGGCTTGCGTGCCTCCGATGATATCGTTGGCCAAGTTCTGGTAATTCAACGGACAATAACTCACCGGAAGACTTGGAGGTGTAAGCGTGATTAATGTTAGGTTTGGCATACTATTCCGATGTGTAGGTAAACGGGTTTACGTCGCAAGCATCAAGAGTCTTGCATCCTTCGAAAACAAGGCACTCACCCACCGCAGGTTCCTGAACGTCGTAAGCGTGAACGCGGATGCTCTTGATGCGGCAATATCCCGTAACTGTCAGGCTCATTTGAACCTCGTACATGTTTCGAGTCGGTGTGCTGATGCTCGAATTGCACGGAATATCCGAAGGAGTCGGCAAGCGCATCTTCGGCCTATACTGCGGCTGGAAATTGACCAGCGGACAAGCAGGTTGGCACTGCAAAGTTGTCGCGCATTCAGCCCAGTCTGCCCACTCAATCCATCCGGGGTACTGGTCGGGTCGATACTCGACATTGAAAGAAGCGTCTCCGTCCAACGAATCAATGAAGATGTCGCCCGAATCAAGCCGCTTCAATCCAAACGGAAGCTCGAAGTTGTAGGCGCGAGTATGAACCAGCCACTGAATCTCCTTCTTTCCGTCAGCAATGTTGTTGTCGAACTTATCGCCCTTGCTGATTTCCCAAATCTGAATCGTCCCGTTTTCACCGCGAGCAATCGAAAAGCATCTGTCACCGTAAACGCTCTCCGTCTTCAAAACCTGCAACACATCGAGTCCAGTCCAGATTCCTGCCCACGCGGGAGGAAACTTTTTCCGCATCGACGTAATCAGGTCGAAATCCAAAACCATCAACGCCTTGTGGATAACGCCTTGGGCATTATACCGAGGCTGTCCGGTCATCAGCAATCGATTATCGAACACGACCGCAGATCCAGACCACAGAAGACTGGTTTGATCGTTCTCAACAATGTTCAGAATCTCACCACTAATCGGTGTATTCCCCGGATCAGTAAACGAACGACGAGCGATGATGAACGAGCGGACACCATCGACTGCTCGGTAGAACACGTCGCCGTTGACAGTTATGGCCGACCTAGCACCAAGCGCACCGCTGGTTAGCAAGCTGATAGCCTGAATCGGATAGCTCAGGTTCTTCCATGTATCACGATCAACAGGAGCTTGAACTGAGAAGACGTATCGAGGAGTAAAGACTAGTAGCGGACCCTGCCCAAGCGACGTATCTGGATCGCCGGGGACGGCCATTGCTGTGATTCCTCCTGAATCCGACGGAACCGCAAAGTCTCCGCCTTCGTTGAGGAAGGTGTTCTCGGTTTCTTTGAGAACACTGGCTCGCGTGCCATCTCCATAAACAATGTCGGTTGCTCGGAATGAAAACCCATTTGCAAGCGCGTACCAGATACGTCCGTTGACGTAGGCCATTACTCTTCCGCACTTGATTTCGTCGGTGGTTGCGCGGCGCAGGCTTGATCCGTTGAAGATCAGCGGTGCGCTTTGGCCATCTTGAATGACGACAAAGTTCTCCGCCTGAACCATCCAGCCATCGAGTATGTTCGATGGGTTCTCAAGATTGGGCGAAG